GTGAGGCTGCCTGCGGCGTGGCCGGTGGGCTGGCCGCTGCGGTCCCGCTGCAGGGTGTCTCGCACGGCCAGCTCGATGAGGGTTTCCCGCGTGGTCACTTCATCGGCCTGACCCTGGGCGATGGCGGCGAGGCGCTGGTCCAGCAGGTAGCGGGGGCCCTGGGCGGGACTCCTTTGAAATTCAGGCCTTGCCGAAGCCTAACAAGTTTTGCTTCCGCCTTAGAGTCAGTTGCTGCCCTGGTATCAATGAAACTGATAACTGAACTTCACGATGAGGGTGGGCGGGGGGATTTCCCTGGGTTGAGCACTTGAAGATCAATGGGGACGAGATAGCCCTCGGCATCTAGAATGAAGTTGCCTGGATGAGTATCGGCAATGACTGCGCCTGTATCAGGATGACGCCACTTGTTATAGCCATCCTTGATATATCCCTGCGCCTCCATCCAAGCGATGATCTGCGGCTCTGTCGGGGAGGTCCCTTGGATGAAAGGCTGCGAGATGATCACAGAGGGGCCGTCTGGACCTTCGACCACGCCTTCAAAGACAATGTCATCTTGAAATAATTCGTTAGACCAAGCGATGTTGTGTAGGTAGTCCACCAAGTTGCCTCGAGCACCAAAATTCGGTGCCTTCGTGGTCTTGATCACACGGCCTGTCAACGGGTGAGCATGAACATGATGTTCGGCTCCGCCTTCCAAGCTCTTGAGGTTCTTCCTTAACTCTTGGAATCGCTCTCCGTGGACGAGCCATCCTCCGTCTCGGGCCCACGATACCAAGGATTCGGACTCGGCACGGATCCGTTCGCCCGCATCTGCGCGTGCATTTCTTCCTGCGTCATTTTCTGCGCGCGCAGTGAGCTCTCGTAGCGCAGCCTGCGCATCTCTTCGGGGGTGGCTACTTTCACTTGAATCGGTTTCATGCATGTAAGGAAGTTGAAGCTTGGATGAATGGTATTCAGATTTAGAACGAGGTCGAATCAAAGATGGAGCTGATCCGCTGGATGGGAGTAGTCCTGGTAAAGTCGGATCTTTCTCGATCACTGTCCCCAGGCTGAGTGGATCGCTAGGGCTTGCATCCCCTGCCTGCGTAGCGCGTGGCTGGGCGAGGTAATCGGTGAGCTGGGTGAAGCGCTTTTCAATCTCGGTATGGCGGGCGGCGGCGGTGCTCAGGCTGCTGAGTTGGAGGAAGCCGCCTAGCTGGGCACGGGCCTCGGGCGGCAGCACGGTGAGCAGGGCATCCAGGCTGCGCAGGGCCTGCTGCTGGGCGCTGGTGGATGTGGGCTGTGCAGCCCAGGTGGCGTGTGCCGTGGCCAGGTGCTCACGCGCACGCTGGAGCAGCGCGGACTGCTGCTCAGGCTGCGTCTGCGCCTGCTCTCCTAAGGCCGCCGAGAGGGCCTCCAAGCGATCGCTGAGGCTGAGGGAATACGTTACGCCTCTGAGAGGCCAGTCAACTCTGCCTGAGTCAATCCCCGCATGAATGATGCTCTCCAATACTCCTCGCTCATGTGCTTCAAACGCGGATGCTGTGAGCACTGCTCTTTGTAGCGTTGATAAGCCGATTCCAGATGTGGCGGGATCGCCCACCATGACGGCTTCTCGGAAGTTGTCTTCGTTGAGTTCTTTTCCTGATTCGTTAATGAATCGCTCATTGGTGAAATCGTATCTCCATTTTCTCGCCTGTTCAATCGCTTTGAAAGCGTTGTCCATTTCCTTGGCAGCGAGGGATGCGATATTTTTGACATCTGAGGTATTACTCCACTGAACCTCTTGATGCGCATGAGGTTTAAGATGTTTGGTCGTTCCCCACCGTAAGGCACTGGCAAAGAAGTTTGAGGTGCGCCGCACAGCGTTGATCTCCGATAAGCCTTGAGGGTCATCACGAATTTGTTTGCCGTTATTATGAATCCAATCCAACGCGGCCTGATAAAGTTGAGAGCCTCCTCCTCCAGAATCTCCCGCCGAATCCGCATCTATCGAATTTATATAGGGATGATCGGTGTTTGCCGCCATCACATCCAGATGACCATTTTTTCCTGTCACACGAAGTTGTGACTGGCCTCCGTAGAAGCTCATGGAAAGTGGCTGCTTGGGGGTTTCTACTGCCTTTTCAATGTCAGTGTGAAGAGGCGATTTTGTTTTACCGTATTGAAACACCTCACCGACGTTGGCTACAGCTTGCCACAGCCTAACAAGGCCAACTGCCTTTGATTCAGAAATTTTTGATCCTAGACTGAATGTGGCCATATCCACATTCATTCGTTGAACCTCCTGCTCCACCCCCGCCACATGGGCGGCTTCTTCGGTGAGGCCGAGGGATTCATTGAGGAAGCCTTCCAGGTCGCCTAATTTCCCGGCGCGTTTCGCCTTCATCAGCCTAGAGGTTTGTTTGAGCACCTCGCGGAAGAAGTCCATCGTCTCTTGCAGCAGTTGCGTCAGCGGGGCACCGCTGGCCTTGAGACGGCGGCGTTGTTCACGCGCATCCTGTTGAGTAGCTGCGCCCACACCGCCCTGGCGTGTGCCGGTGGCCCAGAGGCGCGCTAGCTTGGCATAGGCCTCGAGGGTGGCCTGGGCATGGAGATTGGCCAGGGCGCTGCCGGGGCTGATGGGGCCGGACCGCTCCAGACCGACTTGACATGAACCCATCTTTGGTTAGAATAATAATGCGCTCCCAGATGAGGTGTCTGTGCTGTTTGAGTCTGGGGCTGCCTCGGAATCCCCGCAGATAGGGACCCCTTTAAGGGGCAGGGCCGAGTGAAATTATGCACGGCTTTTGTCGATGCATGAACATAACTCCCGACTTCTTTTGAAGTCGGGAGTTATTGTTTAATCAAGTTCATCGCGCCTTTTCCACGACAGCATTGTCACCAAATCGATAATGGGACATGTCCGGAGCATACTGTGATATGAGAGCATGATGATCTTTCACCACGCCATCCGCAGATGATGCCCATCAGTCGTCTCTAGACCGACTTGACATGAACTGATCTTTGGTTAGAATGACAATGCGCTCCCAGATGAGGTGTCTGTGCTGTTTGAGTCTGGGGCTGCTTCCGAATCCCTACAGATAGGGACTCCTTTAAGGAGCAAGGCGGGGACAAACCTGGCAAAGCAATGCTTTGCCAGGTTTTTTATTGTCAGCGTACCTTTTCAACAACTGCCCCATCGAAGTTATGCCTGGCCATGTTGGGCCGATACTGAGAGACAACACCAAATTGGTCTTTCACAATTCCCTCTTCTACCACCACCATGTGCACACCTTCGGCATAGCTGCGGAAATAGAGTGTTTCATGTCCCTGCCGTACCCGGACTTGAGCCTGTTCGATTGTCTGCTGAACTGCACCGATCCATTGAACTTTAACAGGATCTTCTGTTCGTTTTTCCACTTTTTTATCGCGTTTCTCTCCTAACATATGAGCCGCACGGTTTTCCAGTTTTGTGGGGAACCCACCTGGGCCTTGTGGATTGGCCAGGGTAATCGTTCCGCCCCAAGGATCTTTTACTTTTGGCATAGAACTTAGCCAATTTGCAATGTGACTCACCTTCTCTTGGAATGAGCCGCGTTTCATGGCGTCAAAAATGGGTCGCTTGTCAGAGAGTTTCGGAATAAAACCTTTCGCGCTCATCCAGCGGTGGCCGGGTTTCACGGCAGCCCAGGAGGTGGGTTTGTCCTGCCGGATGGGGAGGCTGAAGGCGAGGCGAGGTTTTTCAAAACCGTCGGCATCCTGCCCGCTTTCACCTGCGGCCAGAGGGCGGCCTTTGATGGCCTGGTCACGCGCCCGCTGGATGAGGGACTCGACCTGGGCATCGAAGCTGCGACCGCGATTGGAACTGAGGCCGAGGCGGGTCTGCCAGTCGGCCACAGTCTCCCGCAGCAGGTGCCAGAGATCCTGCAGGAGGCCGCGCTTTTGCAGAAGGTCTGGCCGCGCTTGCGCCCGCCGGGCGAACCATTCGATGGCGAGGTCTTGGGGATGGTCACGGAGGTGGGCGTAACCTTCTTCCTCCAGGATGGCACTGAGCTCCCCCTCAGGGATGCGCTGGGCGAGCACCTGGAAACGCTGAGCCTGCGCGGGATTCACGCCTAACAAACGATGGATACCGCCCTCTCCCACCCGCTCATGCAGGATCACGCGGGTCACTGCGGCCTGGTCACTTTCACCGGCCTGGAGTTGGATGTTGCTGGCGAGGATGATGCTGGCCCCGGTGCGTCGGTCATAGAAACCTTCGGCACCTTGGATATCGGCGATCTGAGACTCGGTGAAGGGATACTGGCGGGCGTAGTCAGAGGCTAGCAGCGCCTCCACCGTGGTGAAGAGATGCGTGTGCTCATTGACCAGGCCGGGCTGTTTCTGATTTAGAAACCGGGCCGTCTCGGCAAGGGTTTGGCCTAACTGTTCGGAGCTTCCAAGGGTGGTGCCGAGAGTGGCTCCGCTGCCGTCGGGCTGGCTGTAGAAGAGTTTTTTGTTTTGGAGTAGCGTGAATAACTTGTCGCCAGATTCATCAACTGTTCCTCCTGAGGACTGAATGTCCGCAGACTCCGTACGCTCCAGATCAGGCTTTCCAGATCCATTTGATTGAAGCGCTTGTCGTGCAACAAGGGCCCGAGAAAGTGTCGTCGCACCAACTCCGCTATTTCCGGAGTCCAGTCCTGATACGATAGATTTAAAATCTCTTTCGGATAACCTGCGCCCGGTAACAACATTTATGACAGTATCATCTTGCGGATCCCAGCGCAAGTCTTCCAGGCGGGTCTGGCCATGGGTTTGCATCGCGGACCTGACCGCCTCGTATTCCGCTCTGGCCAGTAGATCGACATTGTGATCAAAAGCTTCGCGAGAATCCCCCTCCCGCCAGCCGGGCATGTTTTCAAAGGCCTCGCCCGTTTTAAGATTGATGCCGTTGGGCATCAGATGCCCGGTTGTGCGATGACGCAGGGCGGAAGACAGCATGTGACTGAGATCTCTCTGCTGGGCAATGTCTGAAACAGACAAAGGATCAGGCCGCACACGCAATCCATTGTTATGCGCATAAGTCATGAAAGCTTGAGTGACCAAGTCACCTCCTTGGACAGGGTCATTTTCGGAGACTCGCATCTCTGTCCGGTCCATCCAGACAGTGCCATCTTTGGCATGGAAAAGGTAAGCATTGCCGCCATTTTTCAGATGGATTTGTTCCACCTTGGAGGCGTGCGGGTCTTGGATGGAGAAAGTTTCATCCACAAAGTCCACTTCCTGAGCCAGTTCATATTCTTGAACAATGCCGACCAATTCCTTGCTCTCGCTAGCCGGGCCACGACGGAAGCGATTTTCATTTTCAGCCAAAGCCTGCATGGCCTGCCCTGGGGTGCGGGGTGGCTGGGCAGCGGGCTGTCCCTGAGTCCCTTCACTTTGACTGAACTGCAGGCGGTTCTCTGAGGTAACACCGTTTCCTGCGCGCTGCTGCAGTAGGTCATTCACGAGACGGTGTTGCTCCGGCGTCATGGATTCCGCTGCGGCCTGCCAGGCCTCCTGGGCGGAGGTGAACTGGGCCTGATTTCCCGCCGCATCGGTGACGATGTAGGTTTCATCCTTTTTACGGACGGTGGGCAGAAGGCCCAGGTGGGTGGCTTCTTCAAAGGCCTTTTGCGCCCGCCCTTGCTGCTCTGTCATGGTGGCCTGGTATTCAGCGGCCACGGCGGGATCTCGGCGGGCCCACGCCTCCTGGAGAGCGACACGGGCTCCGTTCACGTCGCCTTTTTGTGCCAGGTCCACGATGATCATGCGGTCAGCCTCGATGGTGCCCGCGCGGGCCAGCAATTCATTCTGAGAGAGCATCTCCTGCACCCCATGAATGTCCCGAAGGGTGCTGCCGCCCACGCCTAACAAGGTGAGGGGGATCATGCCCATGGCTACATCTGCCCGACCTGCCCAGAAGTTCTTCAGCTCATGATCCCAGTCATACCCAGGCACGTCCGACTTCAGCGCCAGCATGAGCGCCGGAGTGGCGATATCTTGTCCCCCCTCCACCAGATTTTCCACACCGTATGTTAGGCCCACACGACCCACCGCACGGGCGATGAGTGCGTTGGTCAGCGGTTGGGTGATCAGCTTTTTCAGCGCGGGCAGCTTAGTCAGCGCCCCACCGCCGATGCCGTCCCCCAGGGCCTGAAGACCACCAGAGAGCCAGGCGATCTGAGACTTGTCCTCGCGGGACATTCCCGGGTATTTCAGACTTAGTTCTGAATACTCCAGATTTTTGTAACCCACGGCCAGCAGAGGCAGCGCCATGCCGCGGGTGGCCACGGTGAGGGCCAGGGCCGTGCCGCTGGTCCCTAAGGTGGAGGCAAACACGTTGGGAACGGGGTCAGCAATGTCGCCGAGATTGTCCATTTCAAACTCGATCCTCACACCTTTCATCTGCCTGGCCTTGGCCTCTTGAATGAGCTGTGTGGCTGCTGCATCCAGAGTGATGGTTTTCCGCTTGTCTAAAAGGGACCGCATCACCAGCGCCCCTCCAGGGTTATCCATCGAAGACATGGACTCTGAGGTAAACTCTTCCATCATGAATTCGTCCACGTATTTGCGTGCATCTTCCACGGTGCGGATGGCGTCTCCACTGAACTTGATCTGACCTTTCTCAGTGACGTTTTCGATGCGTTTTTCCATTCTTTCGCGATCCTTGAGCGCGCCCCTGCCAAAGCGGAAAATGGATTCCCCCATCTGCTGCCAAAACAGCTCCCCCTCTGGGTTTTCAACCACAGTTCCGAAAGGGGCCACTAGCTGCAGGCCTTTTAGCATCTGCCAGGCACCGTGCTTGTAACCAGTGCCCTTTTTTTCTGACTGGATCAAACCCCGTTTTTCCGCATCCAGCCGCATGGTCGCAAGAACCAGGGGCAGATCCCCATCTGGCACGTCTAGGAGGAGTTCTTTCGCACCTTGCAGAAAGGCATCATCACTGTCCACGGCCTTGCCCGTCATGGTGCGCTCCATGGCATCCATAACGCCCACCATTAGCTCCCTATGTGGAGCCAACTTCTTTTCCGTGGCATTGAAGGTATTGAAAAAAGTCTGCTTGGCCTCGTCCGGAGCGTCCGGAGTCGCGGTCTGCCATTCGCCAAAGGCTTTCAGGAGATTTTGATTCTGCGCGGCACTGCGAAAGGCCGCATTGTTGGCGGCCTTCATGGCTTGGTCGGTCCTTTCCTGCTTCTCGAACTGGCCTTGCACCTGGGTGTAAAAGCGGTGCTCATCCATCTCGGCACTGCCGAATTGTCTCAGCGCGTAGTCGGCTTTGTAGAAGTCATGCTGCTCAGGCTTATAATCGGGGTAGAGCGTCTGCAAAAGCTGGACATTCGCATACAGGGCTCGCGCGCGGTTCGCCTCAGCAGGCTCTCCGACTGAGATGGGGGAAGGCACGGCCTCCAGGTTTTTGTAGAGCTTTTCAATCTGCTGAGAGCGCTCGCGCTGCGCAGCCTGCTCCAGAGGAAAAAGGGGCTGCCCGGACTTTTCCTGCTGGGCGGTGTAGTCCCGTAGCCAGGCAGCGGCAGAGGGCTTTTCCTCCTCAGTGAGGAGGTCATATTCATCGCGGATGGTGATGGCATCCTGTTCGAGGAGCAAGGAGGAAGGCATGGTTAGTGGGAGGCGTGCTGTTGGATGATTTTCCGGGTCTTTAAGATTCCTTCATCGATGCGGCGGATCTCTGTGCTGGCGGCTTCGCCATCGCTGTGGGATTTGTATTTCACGGCGAGGTTGACGTAGGTGGCATTGACCTCCTGAAGGCTGGCTTTTGGATGGGCGCCTAACCAATCTTCAAACTCGGCAATCACTTTCTGCTTTTGCGATGCGGCGCGGTGCTGCGCAGCGAGGTCATCCACCATAAAGGATTTAAAGTTGTATCCTTTGTTAGGCTGATTTTCCCACCAGAGGCGGCGTGCGTCTAACTCCTGTGTTTTCACCAGGTCAGGCTCTTTGGTCAGGCGATCTTCTAGCCCGATATTGAGGCTGCTTTTGATGGCATCCACTTCCATGCGGATCTTCGGCGGCAGCTCGGTTCGAATGGAGGCGAGAGGGCCATGCAGCGCGCCATAGTGGCCATTGGCCAGATCCTGGTGTGACTGCTGGTAGATGTTCTGGACCGTCCGGGCGATAGCGGGGGGCTGGGGCTTTTGGCTGCCTGCATTCAGCTTGGCCAGGGCCTTTTCCTTCATCTCTCCGGAGAGGGACATGAGGACCTGTTCTTTGATCAAGGTGTACTCCGGTGAGCCTTCGCGCTGCTCCAGACTGGCGGCTAGGGTGTAGATCTGGGAGGCCTGCACAGGGTCCGTGCTCAGGGGCTCCCAGGCATACCTCTGCAGGTCTTCACGATCTTTTTCCCGGAGGAAGGGATTGTCTTTCAGGCCCTTTGCATAGGCGGGATCGCGCTGGTCAATGAGTGTCCGGAGCGTCTGCACAGACTCTGCGCGTTTTTCCTGCAGGCGGCGTTCGGCGAATTGGGTGAGGTTCGCGTAGTCGGGGCCGGAGAGCTTTTTTTGGTCCAGGCTGGCCCGCAACTGCGCGGGGGCGAGGTGGGGCTGATCTGTGGCTAGGGCGTAGAGTTGATCGTGCGTCTGCTTCAGCTCAAAACGATGCGTGAGGCTGGTGATCTGGGTGCCTTTTTCCTGCTCACTCAGGTAGGGGTTTGCCGTGACGAGTTGCTTGGCCTTGTCCAGATTATTCACCTCCATGGCCCCATTCACCTCAGTGCCCAGATTTTCCAAAGAGCGCATCTTCACCTGGGCATGGCCGGCGGCGCTGGAGCGGCGGGCGTCTTCGCGGGAGAGGTAGCCGGCATCAGCGGCTTTTTTCAGGTGGGCATCGGCGGTGGCGGGGTCGCCCCGTTCAAAGGCGGTGGCGGCCAGGCCGAGCTGGGTCTCGGCAGCTTTGCGGAAGCTGACTTTCGTCACCTCGGTGGTTAGGCCGATCTTTGACTGTGCGGCAAACTGCTGGTAGCTGGTCTGCAGCGTCTCACGCGCGGCGGGGGAGAGATTTTCCCCGAACACGCTTTCCCGCATCGTTTCCAGGCGGCTGGCCCACTCGCCCTCCCAGGTGGTTTCATCGGGGTTCTTTTGCTTCCACGCGTCGAACTCGGCCAGTTGCTGCTGCATCTGCGCCTGCCCTTCGCCCACGCGGCGGATGTTCACGGCCTCGGCCTTTTTCAGGGCCAGGCCGCCGAGGAGATCAGAGGCATTGCCAAAGGCCTGGCCGAGCCGGTCGTAACCGCTGCGGTCGGCCAGCTCCATGGGCAGGAGGGGGGTGGCGAAGTTCGCCGTGGCGGCATTCAGATCCATGATCACGCGCTGGCGCTGGCCCTGCGGGGCGGGGCCGATCTGCGCCTGGGGGACCTGCTGACCATCGTTAAAAAGGGGGATGAGGGGCATGGGTGGGGAGGTGAGTGGGGACGTTTGTCAAGGGGGGGTGGGCGGAGGCCGGTCGGGACTTTGTCAAGAGGTGGTCAAGAGGGTGATCAAGAGGCCTGGCAGCGGGCCTTTAGGGCAGGCCGGAAAAGGCGCCCTGCTGGTAGAAGTTGTAACCGCTTTGGCCCTGGTTCTGGAGATTGCCAAAGAGCGTGGCGGCCCCGGCGATGCGCGTCTGGCGGGCGCTGTTGAGGCCCACGAGGCGATTGATGTTCGCGCCCACCATGCTGTTGCGCGCAGCGGCGATGGCGCTCTGGTCCTGGAAGCCTTGCAGCACCCCGGCGAACTCCGTCAGCGAGGCATTGCTGGACTCCACATCCGCCATGAAGCGCGTCTTGGCGCTTTCCGTGTTGGACTGAAACAGGGCGGTGGAGACGGCCAGCTCCATGGCCCCGGCAGTCTCGGCAAAGACATCCAGCGGCGTGCCCGCCTCCGCCACGCCACTCTTCGCCAGGCGGGCGCGCTGCGCGGCCTTCATGCGCTCGAAGTCATCGCGGCTGCGGCCGGCATTTTCACGCGCGGCGCGGTCGGCAGAGTCCGCCTGCAGGCGCATGGCCTGGGCATTGTTTTCCTGCTGCGCGGCCTGCTGCTCAAAGAGCTTTTGGTTCGTGTCATGCTGGAGTTTGGAGATCTCCAGTTGCTGGCTGGAGGCCTGCATCTGGGCCTGGAAATTCAGGTTGGCGATGCGCTGCTGCGCTGCCGCCTGCTGGTTGCTGGAGTAATACTGCAACCCTGCGCCGATGGCGCCGACGAGGAGTGAACCAATGGCTAGTACGGTCATGATGTGAGAGGGGAAAAAAGTGAAAGCAAGGGGTGGTGAAACGGCCCCCTTTTCAGGCCGTGCGCGTGCCGATGCAGCGCGCCGTGCTGCCCATGTCCTGCCAGCCCAGGGACTGGATGGCCACCCGCGCCAGGGGGGCGATGCAGTGGCCTAACAATAAGCTGTATCCATGCCCTGCGGCCTCCGCCTTTAAGGTGGCCAGCACCGCGGCCAGGGCCGCCCGCGACTGGGCCAGGGACAGGCCGGGGCGCGTGACCAGCCACTCGACGAAGCCCACGCCCACGGAATTGTCCATGTACAGCCAGCCCGCCGCCGTCTCCACCCCGTCCACCAGCGCCACCACGCCCAGGCGCGGCAGCAGGGCCACGGGGATGTCTGGCATGCCATGCGCGGCGCGCCAGGTGGCGAAGAGGGCCGCCTCCTCCGCCACCACCCAGGCCCGCCCCTCACGCTCCTCCGTCAAGACCGTGCGGCAGGTGAGGGGGTGAGGTGTCAAGGGGTTGTCAAGAGAGGCTGTCAAGCCGTGGTCAAGGGAGGGGGTCAAGTCGTGGTCAAGGGTGGGGGTCAAGGCGTGGTCAAGGGTGGGGGTCAAGGCGTGGTCAAGGGAGGGGGGCAAGCCGTGGTCAAGGGAGGCGAGAGGACCGTGGGCATTCGCTTCGCGGCTTCGCACCTTGCCCGCCTCTAAATCCATCGGGAGCGCAGCGACCCTGTCTTCCTCATCTCGGACCTCGCTCGCTACCAATCCAGCGAACGAGGCCTCACTGGGGCGGACGTTGCGGACAGGAGCTCCGAAGGCAGCCGCCAGGCAATCCGCGCTCCCCTCAGGATCCTTCGCCAAAGCCACCTCCGCATCACCAACGACGCCGAGAGGAGCGTGGGCACTCTTGCCCGCGTCTAAATCCATCGGGAGCGCAGCGACCCATCCTTCCCCATCTCGGACCTCGCTCGCTCCCAATCCAGCGAACGAAGGCGTTTCGGGGCGAACGTTGCAGGCAAGAGTGCCTGCACCACTTTCCACCTTTCTTGTTAGGTCATCAGTCGCCATAGACATCCAGTTTCGCGGTGAGGGCCAGCACGTTCAGGGGCAGCGGGTCGGTTTGGCGCACCTGCAGCCGCATGCTTTCCTGGTGGCGGCCTTCCAGGTAGATCTCCTTTGTCCCGGTGAAGAGCGGGACGGCGGTATCCATGGGCATGGAGGTATCGCGAAAATACAGCGTCTCCCACGGTGTGTCCGGCCCGTGGCGCACCTCGCAGCCCAGGGATTTCCACAGTTGCAGCACCGCGCGGTTGATCCTCAAACGGCGACCACGCAGGCTGCCATCCGGCAGGGGCAGCTCCATCTCATTGGGCTCCAGCAGCGCGGTGAAGGGCAGGCCCACCACCACCACCGTGCCCGGCGTTTGCAGCGTGATGCTGCCCCCCGCCACCGTCCGCATGGGATGCACCGCGCCATCCACCAGCACGCACACCTCACGCCCATTCAGGTGGCTCAGGCCCGTGACGGTGGTGACGGGCGTTTCATACTCTTGGGCGCGAGCGGAGTCGCAGCAGATGAGGTAGGGCTGCAGCTCTGCCTCCACCTTATTCCAGTGCTCGGGGTCCATGCGCTCTAGGTAGCGCTGCGTGCCCGCGCTGGTCTGCCGCCGCACGCAGATCCACACCTCATCCGCCGCTGGGGCCTGGCCACTGACGACGGCCACGGACTCCACAAACCCATCCGTCGGGTGCTGGTGCCAGGCCACCACCTCCTGCCCGCGCTCATACGTCATGCCGATGAGCCGCCCATCTCCCGTCACCGCCCACACGATGGCCTCGGGCTTTTGCGCCAGCGCCATCTGCACGATGCCCCCACGCGTGATGTGCTCTGCCAGCAGCGTCATCCGCTGCGCCACAAAGCCATCCTTTTCAAACGAGTACACAAACTCCCTCACAGTGCGCCGGTCCCCCTCGACAAACAGCACCACGTCATTGCTCAGCAGCGCGGGCAGGTAGGCACTGCCAAAGTTTGACTGCGGGCGGATGTTCACCCCCGTGGGTGTGATGGTGGTCTGCGCCGCAGCGCCAGAGGCCACCGCCTCATCCCCCAGCGTGCCCACCATCAGCGCACTCTGCGCCACCAGCCACTGGATCACATTCGGCTTCCCACTCAGCAGGTAGCTAAACGCCGCATCATCCAGCGTGGCATAACGAAAGTGGTCAAAGTCCCCGATGGTGCTGCCCCACAGATTGCGCGGATGCGCCCGGCTGCCGCCATACAAAATGCGCTGCTCAAAAAACGTCACCGTCCGTGGCCAGCCGCGCGCATCACTCCAGGCCGCCTCACGCCACGTGGTGGTGGGCTGCGTGCTGTGCAGTGGCTTGATTACATCCACCTTCACCTGCGTGGGGGAAAGGTACTGCTTCACCATCACATAGCCCTGCGTCTTAGGCTCGCTGGCCTCCAATGTGGCACGGCCATCCGGCGTCGTCGCATCATCAATGATGGAGTCCACAAAGCGCAGGCGAAACAGCGCCTCCTCATCCTGCGTGCCCGTGGGGTTCACGTTGCGATCATTGTTACCAATGTAGGTGCGGATGACCTCCCACGTCGCCCCATCATCGGTCGAGCGTTCCAGGTACAGCGTGCCCGCCCAGTTCTCATACGTGAAGAGCTGCCACTCCCCGATCACCCGCATCGTGCCCGAGACCTGCAAAGGATCAATGCCCTGCGAGTGCCAGCGCGAGGCCCAGCTCGCACCATCGCCCGGCTCCAGCGCCACCGTCGCGGTGTGATTTGAATAACAATAATAGTACCCACCCTTGTTATGCACCTTATCCCCCTCGGTGTAGGCCTTGCCCAGGATCCAGCTCGTGTTGTAGCCCGATTTATAAAGCCGCAGATCAATGGTGGCCACCTCACGCCGATGCGCGATCAGAAAAGGTGACCCCACATGCCCAGGAACAAAAGTATCAGTCGTCGCCGTCAGCGTCTTGTCCTTGCCAGAGGTCGCATCCACGGACAGCTTCGTCTCCGTCACATTCTCATCGTAAAAAACCGGCCACGTGTAGTCCACCGGCAGCAGCGTCCAGGCATCGTCCGCCAGGCGGGAAAGCTTCTGCGGAGGCACATCCGGATGCACCAGGTACATCACATCATTCACCTGACAAAACTGCACCTCAAAAAGCTGCGCCGTCGTGTAGGGCGAGGGCCTTTCATACACCGTCTGCGCCAGCCAGTGGCTAGCCCACAGCGCCCCGGCCCCCGGCTCCGTATCGGACACGGCAATGTGGGGCGCGAGGCAGTAATACATCACCCCCGCCCGCATCACGTAGTCGCCCGGCAGGTGGTCATGCGCCTTGCTCGTCCACATCGCCCCCTCCACCGGGGCCGCCACCGTCGTCACCGTGCGGGCCGTCCACACCTTGCTGTCGTAGCGCACCTTCGCCCCCGCCACATACGCACTGGCCACCCAGTCAGACCGCAGCTCCCACGCCGGCGTGGTCCCGGGCGACTTATGCACCAGGTCCCCCTGTTTCCAAAAACGCACATAGCCCCCGCCCATCTCCACGATGAGGCTGGTGCTCTCACTGAACTGGAAATCAATCAGGCGTGTCACATCCGCCACCTCCGCACTTTTCGTTAGGCCGCGATACACCAGCCCTGGCCGCGAATGCGCCCCGCCAAAGGTGCGCGGGATGAAGTTCTGCATCTTCCGGCAGCCGCTGCGGTGCTTTTGCACATCCGTGCGGGCCTCCAGCAACGGAGAAAATTCGCCCGAATTGAACGAGTTGATCAGGACGTGCGCGCTCATGCTTCCGTGCGTGGGAGGTTGCTGCCCGCCAGGCGTGCGCCCAGCGTGCGTGAGGCGTGGATCACCCCGTCCATGTAGCTCTTGCGCGGTTTCGTTTCGCCCGCATCCACCCGCACCGCCAGCGGCCGCGTCAGCCGCTCATACTCCGTGCGCAGCTCCTGCGCCTTTCCCGCACTGCCCGTCAGCGCCACCGCCAGTTTGCTGGCCAGCAGCACCGTCAGCGCCTCGCAGAACAGCGGGTCAAATTTCTCCGTGTCCTCGATCCGCGCCACATACCGCACCTCCGCCGCCAGCTCATCCGTCAGCAGCTTCCCGCCTTCGATCTCATACTCCGCGCCCTCCTCCTCCGTATCGCCATTCAGCGACAGCACCCGCAGGCAATCCGTAGGCAAGCTAAACTGCCGCGCCCAACCAAACGCCGGGGCCTGCGCCAGCGCCGAAAGCACCGCCCGCGCCCGCGCAAAATTCCACCGATGCGCCCTCAGCACCTGATCCCGCGTGGGCGCAAAAAGCACCGCACACTTCCGTGCCGGTGTGTTCGCATCCCCCAGCGCCATGATCCGCGCCTCCCCCAACCGGAGCAGCGCCCCATTGCAAATATCCACAGGAGTCATAAGTCAGAAAAGTATCGTTTGTTAATCCATCTCAAATTCCGTCCGCCACCTCCCCGTACAGTATTCATCACTCTCCGAGTGATGCCGTCCGCCCCAGCCAAGCCCCGTCCGCCATGGAGCGCACGCGTCCCGCGTGCTGAGTTCTGCGTCCTCGCGGAACTCCCATCTAGCGCCACGCCCGGCCTTTGCACCCACCCCGAGAGGACCGTGGGCACTCCAGCCCTCAACGTCCGCCCCAGCCAGGCTCGTCCGCCATGGAGCGCACGCGTCCCGCGTGCTGAGTTCTGCGTCCTCGCGGAACTCCCATCTCACGCCCCCGCCCGCCCCATTGCACCCACCCCGCTGCGCATGGGGACAATGCGCCCTACCTTGGCCGCCCTACCTACCTTCCCCTTCCCCGCGCCCTGGAAGGGCGAAAGCCATTAGCCGGGGGTGAAGGTGCGCAGCACCGAGAACCCCCGGATACCCACCTAACTAAAAGCGCATCAAATCCGCCGCGCCCTGGAGGGGCGCGAGAACCCCCCGTCCACCCCATCTCACACCCCCTTCTCCCCGAAGCGCGGGATTCATTCCGCAGCCGCTCATCACCACCGCCATCCGGCCTGCCACACCGCCTCCCACAGAGACAGGGGAAGTCATCAGAGGGCAGCCCGCATCACATCCGCGACGAACCACAGCGGAATGAATCCCGCGCTCCAGCCATTTCAGCTTTCCAATTTCAGCTTTCCAAATTTCCATCTTTCTCCCCCGAGGGGAAAGGGGCAAACGCAGGACCTGGGAAGGGCGAAGAAGTGCCCCACGTTTGCCCCAGACGGCCACCGACCTCACTCCTGCACAAAGGCCAGGAAAAACCGCAGGGTCTGCCCCGCAGCCAGGCCGGTATGGGCCGTGATCTTCGCGCGGATCACCCCATCCGCAGGCACCGCCACCTCGAGGTCCTCAGAGGCAAAGGCGATCCCATTCGCCGTGTGGGCATCCACGGCCCCCACCAGCGTCACATCCGCTGAATCCACCAGCGAAATCGAAACAGCCGAAGCCGCGCCAAAATGAGCCACACGGCTCAGGTGCGGCACCAGCTTCAGGTTCCCACCCGCAGGCAGGCGCACCAGGTTGATCGTATCACCATTCGCAGGCGTCGCCGCCAGCGTGTACGTCTCCGTAAAGCGACGCACCTCACGGTTCAGGCCAAAGCCCTCCGGCAGCCGTGCAGGCACCGAAATCTGGGCCTGGTAAGTCAAAGAATCAGTCAAAGCAGACATAGTCGTTCGTTAAAAAAAAGTTGATAAAAAAACAGAAGCATCCTTGGTTAGGCGTTCGGCAACGCACAGTCAATGCCCACCACCAGCGCCTCCTCCATGCGGGTCGCCCCCAGGTAGCCGGAGGAATAGACCTGCAGGTCATAGTTCTGGTCCGTCAGCTCATCCATGCGCGAATCCCGCCCGCCCTCATTGAAGCGCACCCCGCCATACATCCAGGCCACCACGCGGCGGATCTTCGGGTCCGTCGTCGGCGTACTGCCCGGCAGCGTGCCATCAAACAGCGTCGTCTTCTGGATCTTAAACCCACCCAGCATGTCGGAGCGATCCTCGATCACATCCAGCACACGCGAGCGCAGATTCGTCTCCTCCGGCGCTACCGAGTCATACACACTTTCCAGATCATGCGGCGTGCACGCCAGCACCACCTTCCGTGCATCCGGGGAAAGATGACTGTTCTGCTGCAGCAGCACCAGCGCCCGCACGATCTTTCGATACGTCAGCCCCGCCACAGCACTGCCCAGCCCATAGTTTTCCTCCACAATGTTCGCACTGCCCAGATTCACCGTCGCAGAACCCGCCAGCTTCTCCCCCTCATAGGCCGCGCCCAGCGCCGCCGTGAGGATCACGCGATCACACAAACGGTTATACCCATTTGCGTGAGACTCCACATACGCCTGGGACAGGCCCGTTCCCGCCGCCCCCATCTTGCGTTTGTCGATCTTGTCCATCACATTCGCCAGCGTATAGTCATCATTCGTGATGTGGCGGAAGGACAGCGGCGCCTCCTTGATCTTCGTTTTCTCACGGCGGCCCGTGCGCTTGGTGAACTCTTGAGAACCGATGCGCTGAAAGCGCTCCGACTCGCCCGAAAAAGATTCCCGCATGACATACGGGCCGAAAAGACAGCCCTTTTGTTGGGCCAGGTGATACCAGTCCGTAGCGAACTGAGTTTGATAAGCTTGAAGCTCTGAAGGACTCATAAAAAAAAGAGAGAGATGTAAAAAGATGGAAGATCACTTCCCATCGGCTCCGGTTGTCGCAAAACGCGGGCATCGCCTCCGGCTGTCTCATCAGTCCGCCGGGATAACCAAAAGGATAAACGAATCCTCAAAGCGCCACAGACCACTCGACGCCCCCATCATCCCACTCGGAACTAGAACCGTCAACAAGAAAAAATAAAGAAGTCAGTGTTCCGTGTTCAGTGTTCGGCGCGCAGCGCCATGGAGCGCACGCATCTTGCGTGCAGAGTTCTGCGTCCTCGCGGAACTCCCATCTAGCGCCCCCGTCCGCCCCCTTGCAGTACAGTACTCATCACTCTCCGAGTGATGCCGTCCGCCCCAGCCAAGCCCCGTCCGCCATGGAGCGCACGCATCCTGCGTGCTGAGTTCTGCGTCCTCGCGGAACTCCCATCTAGCGCCCCCGTCCGCCATGGAGCGCACGCATCCTGCGTGCAGAGTTTCGCGTCCTCGCGGAACTCCCATCTAGCGCCCCCGTCCGCCCCCCTGAATCACCCCCAAACCTGACGGCGGGACGCCGTCACACCTTGAACCCCTCCGCCTCCGGTCGTTCTCGAACACTCCCCCCTCTCCCCCCACCTGCTGGCGCAGGCAGCTACGGCCTCGCCCCCCCTTCCCCCGCCCCGGAGGGACGAAAGAAAAATAGCCGGGGGTGCAGTGAGGCACGAGCGCCCCCCCGGAACCCACCTAACTAAAAACGCATCACCACCCGCCGCGCCCTGGAGGGGCGCGAGAAAGGAGCCCCCCCATCACCCGCCCCTCAACAAATCGCGTGACATTGGCGCATTATTTGTTAGTATCGGAACTAGAACCTTGTGCTTTCTTTTCATTTTATGCTAACGGGATCTCAGATGAAGTTTTGTGAGGGCATCGTCTCTGGCCTCACGGGAGTGGCGGCGTGGCGGGCGGCGTATCCAGACTGCTCGGGGGCGGGGGCGGCCTCCACCGCCGCCTCGCGCGCCCTGAAACGGGCCGCCATCCAGGCCGAGATCGCCCGGCTGCGCGAGGTGGCGGCGGGCCTGGCCGGCAGCGCGGTGCTGACGCTGGTGGAAAAGCGCCGCTTCCTGGCCGCAGTGCTGCGCACCCCCGTGGGCGAGGTCACGGCCGAGTCGCCCCTGGCCCAGGAATACAAGGAGGATGCCAAGGGCGTCACCGTGAAACTGCCCTGCAAACTCCGCGCCCTGGAGCTGGATGCGAAGCTGGCGGGCGACTTCCGCGAGGAACCGCCCACCGGCGAGGCCGTGGATGCCCTCACCCGCCTCATGCACCAGGTGGGGAAAGAAAACGCCGCCGAAAGCTCCACGCCCGCGAGCCCCACACCAGCCAGCGACGAGGAAGAAGCCGAGGCCGCCTAACCAAAAGCGCGTCCCCAGGACCGGGGCCCAGGACGCGGTGCAAAAGCATGTAGCCACCCGCACCAGCAGGTGGCCCGCGTAGCTGCCTGCGCCAGCAGGTGGTCTGGGAAGAGGTTAGGTCTAGAGCGAAAGGCAATGCGAAAACCCCACCGAAGCATGAGGAAAGAGCAAGTCGCCGACCGCATCCCTCGGAGTGCGATGAATATTGCACCCGCTCCACGGGGCGTACCTGCCTGCGCCAGCAGGTGGTCTGGGAAGGTGGATAGGTCTAAAGCGCACACCCCTGTTCAAACCTCCGCCCACATCAGAAAAGTCAGGCGAGTTAGAAACTCGCGCTCCCTCCCGCAGCCTGCGTGGCGTCAACCAAAGAAAGGAACACGCGAGATCCGAGCCCCCTTCTCGCGCCCCTCCAGGGCGCACCCTTTTTTGCCACATCGTTAGTTATTCGCCAACCCGGGGGTTCCCGCTCGCCAAGCCTCGCTCCACCCCCGGCTACCTTCCATCGCCCCTCCAGGGCGAAGCAAATCCACCCTCGCCCCCATGTCAACCCACGCACCCCCAAAAACTCCCCTCCTGTGAATCCTGTCATCTTGTTAATCCTGTAAAAAACGCCTCACCCCTCGCCTAACCAATCATGATTCCACCCCCTCCCGCGTCTTCCGCCCCACCCGGGTTTGTCCTCCCAGACCGTCCCGCGTGCAGGACGTGACTACAATACACGGAACCCCAACCACAGCCAACCACAGCCAACCACGCCAACCACAGCCAACCACAGCCAACCACAGCCAACCACAGCCAACCACAGCCAACCACAGCCAACCACAGCCAACCACAGCCAACCACAGCCAACCACTGCCAACCACTGCCAACCCCTGCTCAACGCGCGAAGCGCAACCTCCCCCACCCATGAACCTCGCAGATCCCTTTTGGCGGCTCCAGCACCTCTACGCCTGCAAGCGTGAAGGCAGCGGCGAGTCCGTCCCCTTTCGCCTCCGGACCGAGCAGCACGCCGTGCTCCACCGCCTCCTCACCCGCCCCGAGGTCCCCCTTTACATCGTCAAAGCACGCCGCCTCGGCCTCTCCACCGGCATCGGCATCGGCATGGTGGACCACATCACCTGGAACTGCGGCGCCACCGGTCGCCTCATCGAAAGATCGCGTGAGCTCGCCGGGGAAAAGATGGTGGACATCCTCCGCTTTGCCTACCTCAGCCAACCGCGCGAAATCCTCGAACGCCTCGAGGTAAAGCACAAAGACAGCCCCACCATCCTCGATCCCAAAATGATCGGCCTGGAGGAGGAATCCCGGTCCAAACTCCTCGCCGGCATGTCCGGGCGCGGCGGCGACTGCTCCTGGCTGTGGGTTTCCGAATGGGGCCCCATCGCCCATCAGGACCCCCGCCGCAGTGCCGAGATCCGCACCGGCGCCCTCCCCGGGGCCCGGCGCGGGCGGCGTGTCGTCGAGACCACCTGGATGGGCGGCAAAGGCGGCGACCTCTGGGACCTCGTCAAACCCCTCCTCGAGGGCGACCCCGAGGCCGTCGGCGAAGTACTCTTCTTCCCCTGGCATGGCGATCCCCAGTGCATACGCCTCGACGGCGGCCCCGTAGGCACCGACCAAGAAGACTACTTCACCACCCTGGGAGACCGCCTGGGCCGCACCTTCACCCGCGAACAAAAAAGATGGTACGTCGTCACCGCCAAAGAACAGGGCATCTTCATGAAACGCGAATACCCCTCCACCCTCGAAGAAGCCTTCAGCGCCCCCGTCCAGGGCGCCATCTACGCCGCCGCCGTGGACCGCGCCCGGGCCGAGGGCCGCGTGGTCCCCCGCCTGCCCCTGGCCGATGTCCCCGTGCACACCAGTTGGGACCTCGGCGCCCCGCAAAATGCCCCCTGCTGGATGTGGCAGGTGGTCGGGCGGGAGATCCACCTCATTGACTACGATGTGGGCATCGTGGGAGAGACCATCACCGCCCGCGTCGCCCGCCTCCTCGCCCGCGGCTACGCCTACGGCACCCACTTCTTTCCCCATGACGCCGCCCAGACCGAGCGCAGCGGCCGCACCTTCGCAGGCGAAGCCCGCACCGCCGGCCTCGGCCGCATCGCCATCGTCCCCGCCACGCGCGATGTCTGGATCGGCATCAATGCCCTCCTCGGCCTCTTCCCCAGCCTCATCTTTTTAGAACCCCGCACGCGCCCCGGGATCGAAGCTCTCGAGGCCCACCACACCCGTGAGGAAACCACCTCCGGCATCGTCAGTGACGCCCCCGTGCACGACTGGTCCATGCACCCCTGCGACGCCCTGCGCACCCTGGCCGAAGCCGCCCGCGCCGGCCTCATCAAACTAGGCCCCCTCCCCCCCAGCCCCACCGCCGAAGCCCCCACCTCCCGGCCTACCCATCGCCCCTCACTGAAGCGCAAAGCCATCATGAGCGTGGGCTAGCGAAGAGGGAAATACACAAGAGGAAAGCAGAAAAAAGAAACCACAAAGCAGAAGCCAAAACTGGGATACCCACGAGCCTCCCGATGCCAAGCCTAACCAAAAGCGCGTCAACTCCACTGCGCCCTGCAGGCACGCGCAAAGCCTCCGTCCGCTGTACAGTATTCATCACTCTCCGAGTGATGCCGCCCGCCCCAGCCAAGCCCCGTCCGCCATGGAGCGCACGCGTCCCGCGTCCCGCGTGCTGAGTTCTGCGTCCTCGCGGAACTCCGTTCTAACGCCCCCGTGCACCCGCCCCAAACCTGACGGCGGGACGCCGTCACTCCTTGAACCCATCGGCCTCCGCCCGCCCGCTCCCCGTACAGCACCCATCACTCTCCGAGTGATGCCGTCCGCTCAAGAACGCCCCGTCCGCCCTGGAGCGCACGCATCTTGCGTGCCGAGTTCTGCGTCCTCGCGGAACTCCCATCTCACGCCTCGTCCGCCCTCTTGCACCCGCCCCAAACCTGACGGCGGGACGCCGTCACACCTTGAACCCTCGGCCTCCGTCCGCCCACTCCCCGTACAGTACTCATCACTCTCCGAGTGATGCCGTCCGCCCCCGCACCCACCCCGCTGCGCATTGGGACAATGCGCCCTACCTCCCCCGCGCCCTGGAAGGGCGAAAGCCATTAGCCGGGGGTGAAGCGAGGCTCGGCGAGCGAGAACCCCCGGACACCCGCCTAACCAAAAACGCGTCCACACCCCTTTTTCACGGCTCGGGATTCGACGATTCCTTTAAGTTTCTAAAATATTCGTCACGCTTACGGCGAAGCTCTTCAAGACGCTTTTCCACTTCTTCAGATTTCGGCTGATTTTCCATTTTTGGCTCGTCCTTCTTCAAGGTATCATTGCTTGGCTTGGGCAAATCGGCAGGTGAGGATTCTGGATTCTTCTCAAAAACATGTAAGTCAGGGTTTTCATGCTCACTGATAGTCTTGATTTCTGGTTCAGAAGCGGCCGCATTAACCATTTCTAACGACACCTGAATCATCTTATCAATTTCAGATGCATGGTCATAGTAATAGCAACGCACTGCTTCTGGCATACAGCCCTGATACCTCACCATCATTTTGTCTTTATTCTCGGGCTTAGTGCGCTTTATCTCCTCTGCCATCATCTCTAAGATAAGCTTCCGATATTGAATGGTACCAATGTCTGCTTTCCTGATCCAAAATCTGGAAATCCGATGGGCATGATCTGGTGCTAACTCTTTCAACTCCATCCAACTGCTGGGGCTCTCTCCAAGAAAAAGGACTTTGACCATCTTCCAATCAGAATCAAATTTTAGTAAAGAGTCTTCATGAATCTCATCAGTGTCCGAACCATGGGATATCGGACTCAAAATCAGGAACAGCAGCAAGAGCAGAATGTGGCGCATTTAAAATAACTACACTCGTTGTCAATAGGTCTCTTTGTTACTATCTCCGCCGGATAATCCGTTTTTTCAGAAATCCTAGCTACCCCAGGCAAGTCCACCCCCCCGCCCCAGAGGGGCGACGGAAAGTAGCCGGGGGTGTAGCGAGGCTTGGCGAGCGAGAACCCCCGGACACCCGCCTAACCAAAAGCGCGTCCACACCCGCCGCGCCCTGGAGGGGCGCGAGAAGCCCACCCCGGCCCCCACATCCACCCCCTCCACTCCTACCACGCCGAAGGCCCGCAGACGGAGCGCGAATATCCTATTCGCCTAGCCCTCCCAGCGCGCCCGGATTCCATACCCGCCGCCATTCGCTAAGAGGCCCCCCCATCCCCAAAAATCCACGCTTCGAACCCTCGATCCGCGTGTGTTTTCCCCGGTCCCCGTTCCCCCCTTTCCCACCCCTTCCCGCGAGCCCGCCAAACTGCGCCACCCGACCAAAGTCAACGGTCAAAAAAACCCTCCAGTAATACCGCCAAACACTGGTCAAAGAGTGATGTTCACGCGAACATAAACCCATGTCAGACAGCGCACCGCCCACCAGCCCCCACCGCAGCCCGCTGCCCCGTGGCCACCCCTGGGGCCGCCTGCGATAAACCGCGCCCCGGGGCACCAAACCGCCCCTCATTCGCCCCCTCCATCCTCAGCTCCCACAAAGCCCCCCTCCCCCTCTCCCAGGAAGGGCGAAAGCCCATAGCCAGGGGTGGAGCCAGGCACCAGCGAGCCCCCCAGTCCCCAGCCTAACCAAAAACACGCCCACACCCGCCGTGCCCAGGAGCCGCGCGCGCCCCCCCCCCGCTCGCTGAAACATCCCCACACATCCCGTTAGGCCACCCCCCCAGACCGTCCCGCGTGCGAGACAGGACGACCATGCACACCCCCCAATCCCCACCCCAACTCCCCCTCCTGTTAATCCCGTCAATCCCGTCAATCCCGTCAATCCCGTCAATCCCGTCAATCCCGTCAATCCCGTCAATCCCGTCAATCCCGTCATCTTGTTAATCCTGTAAAAAAACGGCACCCCACACCCTCCCAACCACCGCTCAACCACGCCAACCACGCCAACCACGCCAACCACGCCAACCACCGCCAACCACCGCCAACCACCGCCAACCACCGCCAACCACCGCCAACCACCGCCAACCACCGCCAACCACCGCCAACCACCGCCA